AGATGGTAATGCTTTAAAGTAGAGAGTAGATAATATACCTGAATTGGTAGCTACCGATATTACTGTCGATAGTGATAACGATAGTGTAAATATATCTTTAGATAAGACGTCTATTGTAGACGGAACATTATCAGGAACAACTATAAACATTAATTCTGCAACAGCTAGTAAAGCTGGTATACTTGTACCTACTGATAAAAGCAAAATAGATAAGATAGTTACTGACGGAGATGGTAATAAGTATTTAACTGATAATGGTAATTATCAGGAATTAATAGAAGATACTACAGAAACTATAAAGACTACTGATGCTATACCGGTTGCAGGTGGTCCGTTAGCTGACTTACTTAACAAAGCTGGTATAAACAGTATTAGTCCTGATACAAGCATGTAGGATTTATTTGTATCTTTATTTACTAAAGAATTATGGCCTACTAATCTTGTGTTCAAAGAAGGTACAGTTAGTGCAGCTATTGCAGCTCCTTCATTTACATTAAGTAATACAGGCTTAGTAGAAGTAGGTGCTACTGTTACTATTGGGAAGACTACATTATCTGCTGCTACTATGTCTACTACAGCAAGAACATATAGTGGATTTACTTACGGTTATAGTTCCTCTAATGATAATACTAAGGATTCTTCTAATACTACTATAACAGTTAATGCTAGTAACGCTGCTCTAAATTCAGTTAATTATACTATGAAGCGTACTACTAATGGTAGTGTAGAGAATGCTACTGCTAATACTAATCCTGCTTAGGTTACTTTAGATAGCAAGACATTTAAAGCTATTGAAGGTACTAATACAGTAAAAGTAGATATAACTGGGCCTACAGCTAATGCTACATTTGCTTCTATGCCTGTATATTATGCATGTAGTAACTTAGGTAAGACTAGTGAAGAACATAAATCAGTAGCTAAAGATACTATTACTAAGACTAGCTCAACTCCTTCTAATTCCAAAACATTGAATGTTACAGGAGTATATCCTTACTATACTAATAAGGATAATATTACAACATTTGCCAAATTAGGACTGACTACTAATAAAACATTAGATGTTACATTTGTAGCTGAAACAGCAAGCAATAAACACGCATTTAAGATACCAGCTAAGTTCAATGTAACTAAGATTACGCTGTTGAATACACTTAGTGGTAAGTATGAAGACTATAGTGTTAGTAGATTCTCTGTTACTACTGAAACTATAAATGTACAAGGCACTGATGTACAATATAAAGTATATACTCGTAATGATGGAACTAACGGTTCATCTTCATTTAAAATAACATTTGCTTAATTATGAGAGATAGAGGAACGTTTAATTTTAGTGGTAATCTTGAAGTAAAGAAAGATGCCCCTCTCGAAGCTAGATCATTAGTTAATTCATATGCAGATCTAGTAAAACCAGAGACCTGGACAGATGAATAGGGAGATATATGGAAATATGACTGTATGTTAGTTTCCTGTAAAGATAGACCTGGAGAAGTATATCAATTATAGCCAGGAGCTGACTACACTAAGCAGAGTAGTTGGATACTTATAGGAGATACGTCTGAACTTAATAGTAAAGTACAATAGTTTATAAACAGCAAAGGTGCTCCAAATGGTTTGGCTTCTTTGAATGAAAGTGGTATTATTCCATCTGCTCAATTACCGTCTTATGTAGATGATGTAATAGAAGTTGATACATTTAGTAATCTACCTGGTACTGGCGAATCTGGTAAGATATATATAGTACAAGATACTAATTTAACTTATAGATGGTCAGGTACAGACTATGTAGAAATATCTAAATCATTGGCATTAGGTGAAACTAGTTCTACTGCATATCCTGGGGATAAGGGTAAAGCTACTACAGATAAATTGAATAGAATACCTGATAAATTAATTACTGATACAGTAAATGTAAATCAATCTACTACTGAAGCAGTTTTAAATTTTACTACTTATAGACAAGAAGCATAGCAAATAGGTAGAAATACTCTTACTATTACTTCAGCTACTACATCTCAAGCAGGTTTGATGTCATCGTCAGATAAAACTAAATTAGATGGTTTAAAAGATCAAGCTGATATTACATCTGATATTAATGCTGTATAGACTAATTTAGAAACACATATTAATAATAAGTCTAATCCTCATGAAGTTACTAAAGATCAAGTAGGATTAGGTAACGTAGATAATACTTCTGATGCTAATAAGCCTATATCTAATGCTACACAAACTGCTCTTAATGGTAAATTTAGTGCTACAGATGGTAATGCTTTAAAGTAGAGAGTAGATAATATACCTGAATTGGTAGCTACCGATATTACTGTCGATAGTGATAACGATAGTGTAAATATATCTTT